GGGTACAAGAAGTTCCTGTTGATGGGCCAGGTAATGATGGCCAACGAGGGAAAGATACCGGTGCACATACGGACCCTGCGCGACACCTCCAAGATCCACCCCAAGGTCAGCGACTTCATGGATGAACTCGCCGACTACGAGGACGACCCGCTGGGCTTCGTGGAGTGGGCATTCCCGTGGGGCGAGGGCATGCTCGAGGGCATGGAAGGCCCCGAGCAGTGGCAGGCCGAGCAGCTCATCCGCCTGGGCGAGCGCATCAAGGCCGGTGGCGTCGAGGGCTGTGTCGTCGAGGAGGACACCACCGCGGGCCGCGGGGTCGGGAAGTCGGCCCTGGTGGCGTGGGTCTGCCTGTGGGCCATCAGCACGCATGCCGATACCCGTGGAGTCGTCACGGCGAACACGGACACCCAGCTTCGCACGAAGACCTGGGCCGAACTGGGCAAGTGGTACCAACTCTTCATCGGCCGCCAGATGTTCACCCTGACGGCGACGGCGCTCTACATCAAGGACGACCCCGACCGCGAGAAGACCTGGCGCATCGACGCGATACCCTGGAGCAAGCACAACGCCGAGGCGTTCAACGGCTTGCACAACCAGGGCAAGCGCATGCTCATCATCTTCGACGAGGCCTCGGCGATCGATGACCCCATCTGGGAAGGCACGGATGGCGCGCTGACCGACGGCAAGACGCAGATATTCTGGCTGCGCTACGGCAACCCGACGCGCACCAGCGGCCGCTTCTTCAAGAACTGCAGCCAGCCGCGGCGCAATGTCGTCTCCCGCGTCGACGGCCGCACCGTCCGCTTCACGAACAAGGCCCTGATCGCGGACTGGATTGCGCAGTACGGCGAGGACGGCGACTTCGTGCGGGTGCACGTCAAGGGGATGTTCCCGCGCGCCGGTTTCAGCAACTTCATCAGCCCGGAACTCGTGAACCAGGCCCGGCGGCGCCGGCTGGACCCCACGCTCTACCACGCCTACCAGAAGATCCTGTCGGTCGATCCTGCGCGGTTCGGCGACGACTCCAGCGTCATCACGCTGCGGCAAGGCCTCAAGGTGCACTTTCAGGTGTCCTTGTCGGGGTTCGACGGCCCGGACCTCGCCAGCCGGGTCTTCGAGATCGTGCGCAAAGAGGCGCCAATCGCCTGCATCGCATATGACGCCATCGGCAACGGGGCTGATCTGGACTCGTCGCTGCGAAGAATGCCGGGACTTCCGCCACTGATTGCTGTACAGTGGGGACAGCCGGCCAAAGACTCCAAGCAGTACTTCAACCAGCGGTCAGAATGCTGGGGCAAGATGCGCGAGTTTCTCGAGCACGGTCAAGTCCCCGATGATGACGACCTGACAGACCAGCTCACAAGCCTGGACTACGGATACAGCGGAACCTTCCAGATCCAGCTTCAGTCAAAAAAAGATCAGAAAAAAAATGGAGGAAAGAGTCCTGACAAAGCAGACAGCCTCGCGTTGAGCTTCGTCCCCGAACTGATCGACAGGAAGATCGTCACCGCGAAGGTGCGCCCCGTGACGCGCCGAACAGTCGTATGGAGTAGGTAATGTAGCCACTCACTTCGTTACCGTTGCATAATCCGCGCCATGCCAGCTAATCCCCTAGTCAGACAGTTGGGTCTCCAGCAGACGCTGGAGCGAGACAAGGCGGCTATTCCGGAAGCCCGGGATCTGACACCGGAGGTGATCGAGACGGCGCTTGCAGGCCACGTCAAGCGGGCCTGGCAGCGCAACAAGCTCGCCAAGGTCCGCATCGATGTCAAGATGCTGAGTGACTTGCGCGCCAGGCGCGGGGTCTACAGTGCGGCACAGGTCTCGACCATGCAGGCCGGCAACGGTGGCATGAACATCGTCTGGCACCCGCTGACGGAAGTCAAGTGCCGCGCGGCCTCGGCGTGGATACGCGAGATCGTGCTGCCCGTCGGCGAGCAGCCTTGGGGCGTCGACCCGACGCCGATCCCGGATCTGCCCAAATCGATCAAGGTGGCTGTCGTCAACAAGGCCATCAACGAGGCGCAGCAAGCCCTCGTGCAAGCCGGCCAGAGCGGCGCGGTGATGTCCCGGGACGAGTTCCACGAACTGACGGTACAGATCGGCGAAAAACTGCGCGACGAGGCTGAGACGACGCTCACCAAGGTGGCCGAGAAGCGCGCGAAGCGCATGGAGCGGCAGATTGCCGACCGGCTGGACGAAGGCAACTATGAGCACGCGATGGATTCCTTCGTCGAGGACTTCGTGACATACCCGGCAGCCATCCTCAAGGGGCCGATCTACACCCGGCACCGCACGCTCAAGTGGGGCGCGGGGTTCAAGCCGGTCGTGTCGAACGATCCGCAGCAGACGTGGGAGCGGGTGAGTCCTTTCGACATCTATCCCGCGCCGGTGAGCAAGTCACCGCAGCAGGGCGACTTCATCGAGCGGATTCGCTTCCGCCGCGACGAGCTGTATAACCTGAAGGGCTTGCCCAACTATCAGGACGAGCAGATCGATTCGGCATTGAGGGACTACACCAACGGACACCTCGAGGGCTGGCTGTGGACCGAGAGCGAGCGACAGCGGCTCGAGCAAGAGACGCTCTACATGTGGTTGTCGCCCCCGGGGGTGATCGACGCGCTGAACTACTGGGGCAGCGTGCCGGGGTGGAAACTCATGTCGTGGGGCGTCGCTGGTGACATCGAGGAAACCCGTGAGTATGAGTGCAATGTGCTGCTGTGCGGCCACTACGTGCTCTACGCTGCGATCAACTCCGACCCCCTGCGCCAGCGACCCTACCGCAAGGCCTGCTACGACGAGATCCCCGGAGCCTTCTGGGGGCGCTCAATCCCCGATCTGGCGGCTACCCCCCAGCAGATGTGCAACGCGATCGCCTGCGCCCTTGCAGACAACCTGGCGATAGCCTCCGGGCCGCAAGTCTGGGTGCACGCGGACCGCTTCGCGGACGGCGAGCAGTCGATGGAGATGTTCCCGTGGAAACTCTGGCAGTTGAAGTCAGACCCGACACAGGGAGTAAACCCGGGCATCGGCTTCTTCCAGCCCAACGACAACAGCGAGAAGCTGATGGCGACGCTGGAGCGGTGGGAGATCAGGGCGGATGACTCCACCGGCATCCCGCGCTACACCTACGGCAACGAGCGCGCCGGCGGCAGCGCGGACACGGCCACCGGCCTGTCCATGCTGATGAACAACGCCGCCAAGGGGCTTCGTCGCGCGATCGGCAACATCGACATCAACGTGATCGCGCCCACCATCGGCGACACCTTCACGAACGAGATGCTCTACAACCCGGACGAGAGCATCAAGGGTGACAACATCGTCGTGCCGCGCGGTGCGGCCGCGATCCTGATCCGCGAGAGCGCGCAGCAGCGCCGAATCCAGTTCCTGACCATGACGGCCAACCCGATCGACGCGCAGATCATCACCGCCAAGTACCGTGCCGCGCTGTTGCGTGAGACGGCCGCATCGATGGAACTGCCGGTAGACGAGGTCGTGCCGTCAGACGACGTCATCGACGCCCAGCAGCAAGCGATGGCGCAGTCGCAGCAGCAGATGATCCAGATGCAGCAGGGCGTCGAGCAGGCGAAGATGCAGCACGAGAAGGAACTCGCCAATGCCAAACTGACCAACGAGACGCAGCGCGAGGTGATGAGGTTGCAAACCAAAGCGTCGGAAGGCGACAAGGCCGCGCAGACCACCATCCTTTCCCAGATCGTCAAGGAAGCCGTCGCCGCAGCGCTTGCCACCCAGGCGCAGAACAAGAAGAAGGTCAAGTTCAACTACAGCGATACCGGCGAACTCGCTGGTGCTGAAACAGAGTAGGAAACGCCATGAACAAGCAAGTCCGAGGTGAGTACACGGTATCGCATCTGCGGCCTATCCCCGAAAGGCTGGCTGAATTCATGCCCCTGTGGGAGGCACGTAACGCAGCCACAATGGCCGGCGACAGAGCGGAAGAAGACCGTCTGACAGAAGCCATGCGCGCTCTGCAGTTCGAGGTCAGTCCGTCCGAGACGTTCGAGAATCTGGTTACGAACGTCGGGAAGGACGATCTGCTTGACAAGTACCTGAAGGGCAGCGGCTATACGCAGACGATCCGCATGGGGCTCAAGGGCGCAGGAACCGTTCTGGCCGCAAATACGCAGGCTTCCCACGCTGGCTGGACTGAACGAGGCGGTGCAAACGCGCCGGCGTATACCGGAGACCGCAAGGCAGTGACAATGGGCGCAGCAGCGAGCCAAGTCAGCACCAGCCCGACGCAGGCCTTCGCTATCACTTCCGGCGGGAATGTCGACGGTTGCTTCATCAACAACGGAGGCAGCGCCACGAAGGACGATACTACGGGCATATTGTTCTCGGCTGGAGATTTCACAGGCGGAGCGAAGACTGTCGCCAATCTGGATACCCTGACTGTGGTTTACACCCTGACGGCGGCGTAGTACGCGGTACTCCCGCAGCAACATGAGAAAGCTGGTTCACATCGTGCTGGCCTCCGTCGGCTTCGTATTCTGGTGCGCCGCGATGTGGCTGATGGCGTTCACGACCTGGATTTCCGTGCTCGGAGACAAGGTGCTA